AGATAATTGCATTTTAGGAATAACTCTTTGTGGATCAAGAAGCATTGACCCTAGCACTCCTTTCTCACTCTCCTGGCAATGAGGCTTTCCATTTTCCATAGTCACCATCCTTTCTTGAATCATAAATACATTTACAGTTTTCATCATACACTCGTATGGGAAAATCATCTGCTATTGGTCCAGATAAAAAATCAGGATCAGCAGCTTTTTCTAACACTCGCCACTCACCTTCTTGTTTATCGAGATTCTCTTGAATCTCTTTTTCTCTCATCTCACGATCTTCAAAGCTTTCAATCATATACTAATCCTCTTTTCTTTTTCTTCTATTTGGTCTTCCCACATTCTATATGTAGGATTAATCCATCCTTGGAAATCTTTACGATATGTGTATTCTCTGCTACTAATATAAGGAATAATCTTTGATTGAATCTTTAACTTATCTTCTTCAGAATATTTTTTCCAATATCTAATAGCAGTTTTCTTATTACCTTTTCTACCATACATAGCCCAACATTCATCAAACAATATATCTGTTTTAGTATCTTGTTTAGTATATGGTATAGGCTGCTCAATTTCAAAACTTCGATTGTTTAATTCTGAACATTGGATGGTGTACCATTTAGTTTGATCATAACCTAACTTGTTAAAGTTACCAGATATAATTAATCCATCATCCTCCATATCTCTTAGTAATCTACTAATCTTTTGCCTAGACCAATAAGGATAATGCTTGGTCATATCAGAAGCAGATTGATACATCCATACTTTACCATCATGTGTATGTGTCTTCTTCCCATCATTCTGATTAATCCAAAAACGAATATGCTGTAAGAGAATGGCCTTATCAAGACCAAACTCAACAGCATCCTTTACAATAAATGCGTGTGCTTCTTTCATGGACACCTCTTAAATACAAAGCCTCTTACATGAGGCACTTTACCAGATAAGTTAGCAAGTATATGCGTTCGACCTACTTTCAACTCTCTAGCTGCATCTGAGACGGACATATATTCTTGTCCAACATATTGTATTCTATCTCCTAACTCCTCAACCCAATCTTGTGAAACACTTTGTCTTGATGGAACAATAGCTTTCACCATTACTTTTCTTTTTAATTTTGGCATGATACCTCCTCTACATATAATCAAAACTACAAGAGATGCTTTGCACATCTCCATTATCAGAATATCCTACACGATATATCTTTCCTGTTACTGGCATATCATTTCTAAACAAATCACATTCAATTTGATCTCTAACATATGTAGTAGCTATAAATCTATCCTTGTTGTAATCATATTTTTGATGATTGCCAATCTTCCTGGCATCTTCCATCCATGCTTTCAATGTAGATGGCCGTGGAAGATAACCAAGTATAAAGTTTTCGTGTTTAACAACCAATGCTTTTTCTTCATTGGTTTGATACTTGTTATCAACATCATGTAAGACTTCAACATCCATATTTTTTTCAATAGGAAACTTGTAGTCAATACTTTGAATGCCAGCTAAATTAATTATCATCATTATTTATTCCTCCCATTTGAATTAGGTGGTCTTATCGATAAGAAATCATCATCATCTAAATGAAGCTGAAACATTTGATCCAAATACGTAGGATTTTTTTTCACATACTTATCAAACTCTGTTGCTTCAATAAAATGTGCAATGCTTTCTGCTTCTTCAACAGAATATTTCAAACCACTTATGTTATACATACCTTCTTCTTCAATATAACTAATTTCTATTGCCATTATAATCTACCTCTCTTTATTATTGCTCTATGTTTTGCTATCTCTTTTGGATAACCAATTTGACATAATGCTTTTTCAACATTACTATGATTGACTTCACTCTCATCAAACTTGTACTCATGTACTTTTGATTTCACAAAGGTCCAATCATATTCTTCCTGGGCCTTATAACAATCCCACCAAACAATACAAGCTACCTTTATTTTTTCTTGCTCGTTTAAAACTAAAAAATCAAAAACAATAGGCCATCTTTCTTTGTTTTTGTTTTTAATTTTACGGGACCAAATGTTATCTCTTTCAACTTCAGCTTTTGTTTTTCTTTTTATTTTACACCTCCTTTTGTTTTTATCCTGGGATATGTAAAACTATTTGCGTTTATATGTCAAACCTAAATTTGCCTATTTGCTTAAAAATTAATTTGCCTATTTGCCAATTTGCCTATTTGCGAGATAGATGCCGGTTCATTTGAAGGAGCTGTACAGGAGCTGACAGGAGCTAAAATTGAACCAAAAAAAAAGTTATTTATTTTCTTTTAAATGTAAATGTCGTTTGATACTTTACTTTTTTAATCAAAGAAAGGTAGGTAATAAATGGCAGTGCCAAAGATAAATTATGATATGCCATATCGTATAGGATGGACTATCAGAGACGGAGATAATGAGTATTCACAAACTTATGAAACTACAGGTAAATCAACTGTGGATGCTATATTAAATTTGCCGTCTGAATTAGCAGCAACAATGGGTGTTGTTGAACACGTTGTAGGGTTTGATAAAGATAATCCTTTTGATGAAAGAAAGGATATGTTTTGGGATGACTCTATGACTAGAGTAGTTAAAGATATTTGGTGGGAACGATTGTCTTCTCTGAATACAGTAACTGATGAGTTAACAAATAAAATCATGGATATATTCCGAACAGAATATGAAACTGATAGTAGTACTGATAAAGATGATGATTGTTATGGACAAAT